GTGATTCTGATAACGGTTGTTCACATGATTGTGGAGGACTAGCTAAAAAGGAAGGGAAAGGTTTGTGGATAATCGAGGGGGATATTATTGAATCTGTAGAAGCAAAACAACCTAAATGGAGCGAGTGGATTAAAAACACAACAGGCAAGTGTCCAGAGGGGCTGAAACGCAAGCAGAAGATTAAGCTCAAGTGGAGCGATGGTGATAAGTTTGTTATTACCAATCCGCATGACGGTGCTTGGTATATTGATAAAGGTGGTGTTAATATTACACACTATAAGGTGAAGCTTAAAGATGCAGAGAAACCTAAAAGTAAGTGGACAAAGAATACAGGTGTGCGCCCTGTCGATGGTGATGTTAAAGTGGAAATTAAAACGAAAGATGGTGATAAAGAGTGTGCGCTTGCCAAACACTTTTCATGGGGTTTATGCGAAGCATTCTGCGATATTATCAAGTGGCGGTTAGCTGATTAGTGTATGGGGTTGTAGCGAGGACAGTGAATAGCTGTCCTTTCCTTTTAATTAAAAATTTTATTAAACAACAAGAGAGAAATAGTACATGGCATTATTCAATTTCAAGTCACAATGTCCTAAATGTGTTGAGAAAGGTGGCGACAAATCAAAAGATAATTTAGCAAACTACAGTGATGGCGGTAAGCATTGTTTTAGTTGTGGTTATCATGTACACGGTGATGAAAATTATACCCCCAGTGAGGAAGAAGAAGTGTTAGACGACATTAAAGAAATGAGCAACGAAAGCAAAGAACGTATCAAACAAGGTACAACACACAAGCTAACATGGCGCGGCATCCGTCCTGAAACTAATAAGTTTTTTGGTGTTGTCTATGAATGTTCTCAAGAGACAGGCGCACCAATTAAGCAGTTCGTTCCTACTACGATTGATAATGCTCATGTTGGTTATAAGACAAGGTTGTTTCCAAAGGATTTTAGTCATCCTGTGGGCGAGGTTGGTAGCAAGTGTGATTTGATTGGTAGCTTCCGCTTCATCAATGGTGGGAAGTATGTTGTAATTTGTGCAGGGGAAGTTGATTTTCTATCAGCTTTTCAGATGTTACGGGATTATCAACTAAGCAAGGATAAGACTGCTGCGTATGACCCTATTGCCTGTGTTACACCCACTGTTGGTGAGGGTGGGTGCGGTAAACAGCTACAACATAATTATAAGTTCTTAGATAAGTTTGAACGTGTTATTGTTTGTTTTGACAATGACAAAGCAGGTAAGGAAGCCGTAGAGAAGATTATCCCAATGCTGCCTAAAGGTAAAGTGTGGGTTTTGAATACACGGTATAAAGATGTTAACGAGTATTTAGTGAATGGTAAGGAACGTGAGTTTGTTACAGACTTCTTTAATGCTACAAAGAAAACACCTGACGGTATTATCTCTAGTGGTGACTTAATGAGTAAAATCATTGAGCAAGCGGAAGTACCTAAGATTCCATTGCCACCGTTCATGCACAAGCTACAAGATATGATGGCAGGCGGTATTCCGTTAGGTGTTATTGTTAACCTAGCTTCGGCATCTGGTACAGGGAAGAGCACGATCATCGACGAATGTTTGTACTATTGGCTGTTTAACAGTCCACACATGGTTGGTGTTGTGACATTAGAAAGTGACGAAGGGCAATACGGCGAGAAGATATTGTCACGCCACATTAGTCAAAAGATTGCTTTGATTGAAGATAAAGAAGAGAAGTTAACATTCTTACGCTCACAAGATGTAGCTGAGAAAAGCAAAGATTTGTGGTATCGTGAAGATGGTAGCCCGCGCTTCTATTTGATTGTAGACCGTGATGGTGGCATTGATAGCATTAAAGAGCTTATCCTTGAGCTTATCATCTCTTGTGGTTGCAAAGTGATTGTACTAGACCCTATTCAGGATATTCTTGATGGGCTAAATGAGTCAGAACAAGCTGTATTCATGCGATGGTTGAAAGGGTTGTTGAAGTCTCATGGCGTTACATTTGCTTTAGTGAATCATGTGCGTAAAAACACCGTTGGACAGAAAGCTAACAGTACAGGTGCAAAGATGCACGAAGAAGATATTCATGGTAGCAGTAGTATCTTTAAATCGGGGGCTTGTAACTTGCTATTCTCACGAGATAAAGAAGCTGAGGATGAAGTAGAACGTAACACAACATTCATGTCTGCATCTAAGATTCGTTGGACAGGCAAGACAGGTATTGCAGGGGAATACTTCTACGATATTGAGACACATACGATGTATGACAAAGAGTATTATTTTACACAGGTTAAGAAGCCAACATTTTAATTGACAACCATATTACAAGGAAGTAATATCACAACACTTAAACACTAACAAACAGAGAGGTATATATGAAACAGTTCAAACGTTTTCCTTCCATTGAACAATTCCGTTCAGTTATTAAACAAGTGAAGGATACAAGCAGTTATGTAGGGCAAGACGAGGAAGGTAAACCAATCTTCGATTACACGCGACGATTACCAACAATTACATTTACAGGTACAGTAAAACTGCACGGCACTAATGCAGCTATTGGCTACAGCAAGCAAGATGGTTTATGGTGTCAAAGCCGTGAACGTATCTTATCAATTGAAAAAGATAATGCTGGCTTTGCATTTTGGGTAGAAAGTAATAAAGGGCATTTTGAAAATCAATTGTCTCTTATTACGGTTTATAGTGAAGCGCATGATAAATATATCTCACATGATACAGTAATAATGTACGGTGAGTGGGCAGGAGGTAATATTCAGAAAGGCGTTGGTTTGTCAGAAACAAACAAAGCATTTTATCCTTTTTACCTAGAGTATTTAGAGAAAGGTGAAGTTGTAGAGAAGGCCATTCTACTTTACGGTCTAACACAAGATAATTGGATATACGACAAAGATACAAATATTTATCCAATTACAATGTTTGAGTCTTATTTAATTGACATTGACTTCAACTGTCCAGAGCTTGTACAAAACAAACTAGCAGAGATTACAGAAGCAGTAGAGAATGAATGTCCTGTAGCTAAATACTTTGGCGTTAGTGGTATTGGTGAGGGTGTTGTGTGGACAGCAGAATGGAACAATCAAGTGCTACGCTTCAAAGTGAAAGGTGAGAAACATTCGTCTAGTAAAGTTAAAACATTAGCTTCTGTTGATGTTGAAAAGATTGGTAGTGCTGTTGAGTTTGCGGATAGTGTGGTTACAGGTAGCCGATTCAATCAAGCTATCGAGAATGTTTTTAGTGGTGAAAGTGTGGATATTAAGAAGCTTGGTGAGGTTATTAAGTGGGTGATGAATGATGTGCTGAAAGAGGAGATTGATACAATGGCAGCTAATAACCTAGAGCCGAAGGATGTTGGAAAGTATATTAGTCAGAAGGTGAAAGAGAAGTTCTTTGCGCTAAGTGTTTAAGTTGTAAATCTAAGGGTGAGGTGTTATGCTTTGCCCTTATTTATTTGAGAGAAAGAAAATGAGATTAGTATTCGACATTGAAGCCAGTGGTCTATTAAACGATGAAACAATAGACTACACAGCATCACCTTACGTTCCAAAAGACCACTACAAGTTTCATTGTCTTGTTATCAAGAACATTGATACGGGTGAAGTATTAGAGTATGACCCCGATACCTTTAAAGAGGGCGTGGAGTACATTAAAACTAATGCCACAACATTGATTGGTCATAATATTGTTGATTATGATTTGTTAGCTTTGAAGCTTGGTTTTGACTTTGATTACACGGTCTATCCTGATACGATTTGTGGTCGCCACTGTACCATTATAGATACACTTATACTTTCAAAAACTCTGAATCCTGATCGGATGTTCCACAGTTTAGATTACTTAGGAAAACTTGCAGGAGTTGATAAAATTGACTGGCGTGGAAAAGCTATTGAGCTTGGGTTGATTGATAGTCATGCACCTAAAGGGGAAGAGTTTAAAGTTTATCATCCTGCGATGCTTGAGTATAACCGCCAAGACGTTGAAGTGAACCATAAAGTGTTTGATGTACTAATGAAAGAGTGGGGTACATGGAACTGGCAACCTGCTTTCGAGTTAGAGATGGCTGTAAGGGATATTGTTACTAGACAATCTCATAGGGGTTTTTATTTTGATGTTGAAAAAGCTAAAGAGAATATCCGTGAACTTGATATTCTTATGCAGCAAGCAAGAGATGTTGTAGAGCCTTTACTACCCCCTTGCAAGCTCTCAATGGCTAGAGCATCTGAAACTACACCCCCAAAGATACAGTTTAAAAAGGATGGTACAATATCCGCCAATATGATTAAGTTTGCTGAAAAAATGGGAGCTGAGATTAAGGATAAGGTTTTTAATTGGGGTGGAAAAGATTACCAAATTCCTATGCCATTAACGCCATTGATTGACTCTGAACCTGCAAGCATTGAAGATACTACACACATTAAAGGGTGGCTAGTTGATTTAGGTTGGTGGCCTACAGTTTATAAAGAGAGGGACTTAACTGTAGATTCTAAAAAGAAAAAACTAACTAAAGAGAAGTATAAAGAGACAGTAGAGCGTTATATGACGCAAACAATGGAGTCACCTTTTAAACGTGATAGAATGTTTCATTTGACATTGAGCATGAAGTGTAAAGATGAGCAAGTGTTATCAAAGTTGTTAGGCCACGATTTAGAACGCCCAATGAAAGTGTATACCAATCCAACTTTTACAGTAGGACAGGATAAAGAGCTATGCCCTAAACTAGAGGAAATGTCTGAGATATTCCCACACGTTTATAAAGTGGTTGAGTTCCTTACTTATCGTCATCGTAGAAACTCAATTCTAGGTGGTGGCGTTGGTATTGATGAAGATGACATTGAAATGGAGAAAGGTTATTTAGCTAATATTCGTGCAGATGGCAGAATACCCACACCTGCTGATACTTGTGGCTGTAACACCTCAAGGTTCAAACACCGAATTGTGACTAATATTCCTCGTACAACCTCAATGTATGGCAAGAATATGCGAGCTATGTTTGGGGTAGAGAGAAAGAAGTATGCTCAATTTGGGTATGATTTCTCTAGTCTTGAAGGGAGAATGGAATCACATTATTGCTGGAAGTATGATGAGACAAAAGAGTATTGTAATAGCTTAGTATTAGAGAAGCCATTTGACGTGCATACACTCACAGCGAAAAAGATTTCTGAGATACTAGGTAAAGAGTTTAAAAGAACACCTGCCAAAAATGTCAAGTATTGCTGTTTGCCAACAGACAATACGAAAGTGCTGACACCTTTAGGGTGGAAGGATGGGACAGAGATCGTACAAGGTGATTTAGTGCTTGGTTATGATGCTAAAGCGAAGGTTACTAAGTGGACTAAAGTAACAGCTACCCACTTCTACCAAAATGCAGAAGTTATAGGGATGGGTAATGCTCTAAACAAACTAGAAAGTACACCTGACCATCGGTGGTATGGACAAGTATTAAAGCAATATGGTTCAGGAAAAACCTGTACTAAGGTCTATGAAGATTGTGTATGGCAAACCAAAGAGTTAAAGCAAACCTTAACCATTACCAACACGGCAGAATTTGTAGGCGGAGAGAGTAATGTTAAACCACATGAAGCTGCTCTGATTGCTTGGCTAATAGCAGACGGACATTATAAGTGGTCTGAACTTTCTGAAACTACATCGTGTAGTGGTGGAGCGAGAAAAGGTATTATTGCGGGTATCTATCAAGCTTCTCACACTTACCAAAAAGAAGTAGAGGAAGTCTTGGCAGCTAACAGCGCGGAGTTTGTGGTAGACTTAAAACAAACCATGAATGAGAATACAATCAACGCCTATAGATTGAAGTCTAAATGGATTAGGGATTTCCTAGACAGGGTTGTTGGAAGCAGACTTCAAAAGCATAACGTTAATTGGACTGAGTGGGTTGTTAAATTAAGTAAAGAATCTTTAGAGGCTTTTGTTCATCATTTTTGGTTAGCAGATGGTGACTCTAAAGGGAACTTCAACAATACTTATAAAACTATCCGTCAGAACGAAGGGAATATTTGTGATGCTATCTCTACAGCTTGTTATCTTCTTGGCGGTAATGTCACCATCAGAGGCAATAAGAAGATAAAGACTATCAGAATGCAGAACAGAAGAAAGCATACTACAACTCAAGAGTTTAAAGTGCTATCTAAGAGAGAGACTAATGTGTTTTGTCTTACTACAGAACTAGATACTTTTGTTATACAGCAAAATGGGCTAATCACTATTACAGGTAATTGCACATATGGTGGCCGTCCAATGCGCGTAGCTAAGACTATTGGCTCTGATTTTACAACAGGTAAACAAGTGTATGATGCCTTTTGGTTAGCAGCCGACCCACTTAGACAACTAGGCGAAAGCCTTAAAAAGTATTGGGAAACAATAGGAGGCAAGAAGTTTGTATTAGGGATTGATGGTAGAAAAGTACCAACACGCTCCGCTTCTGCTTTAGTTAATAGCTTATTACAAAGTGCTGGTGTTATTTGTGCAAAATGGACAATGGTGTTACACGATAGAAAGTTAGCAGCTAAAGGTTTAACAGTTGACTTCTTTAGAGATGATTGGAAGAATAAAACCTATATAAATCAATTAGTTGCGATGCATGACGAGGCGCAGATGGAGGTGACTAAGAGTTTAATAGATTGGAAAATCTTCAAAGAAGAGGATGAAGCTATTGCTTTCAAGAAGTCTAGCACTGATAATTGGAGTGAGGTAGGTCATATAG